TAAATGGGTTTGTGAATGCCGGGGATCATATAACCGTAACGATTTCTGCTACTGGCGGAGCACTTATCACAACTACAAATATGCAAATTATTGCAACGAGAGTCACCTAGTGGCTACTCCTATTGAAGTCCAAGGGGATCAGATCGCTTCTATTCTCCAAGTAGGCCCGATCATGGGTCTGGACATGACGACGGCTCCTTTCCGGGTGAACCCCCAGAACGTCATCGACTGTCAGAACCTCACCCCGAACGCTACCTATGGATCGTACGAAACAGCGTTAGGCCGTACGTCAATGGGTGTGCTCCCAGGACCGATCAACGGTTTCACGAAGTTCATCCGTCCGGGCCATGTAGATACTTACATCTTTGCCGTCGATGTAGGAGGTGTCGGAACACTGTGGCAGGGACCGATCAATGGACCGTACACGCAGTTGGCCACTCCTGTACCTCTCACTCCTGGTCAAAACTCACAATTCGTATTTAGCTATCAATGGTGCTTCTTTAACAACTCCGTTGACATACCTCTTAAGATTGACCTTAATCTAAATGTCACTTACTGGGGCATCGTACCGCCTGCTACCGCTCCTCTCTTAGCAGCCGATGGCCCTGCTAATATGTATGGTACCTATTATTATATCATTACTTTTGGATCTGTTACTCCTCTTTACTCCATAGAGTCTTCAGAGAGCCCTGACTCACTGCCAATTACTGTGGCCGGTACCGGCGTTATCCTAACAGCTATACCTGTCAGCCCAGATCCCCAAGTAACTGAGCGTAACATCTACCGCCTTGGTGGATCTCAAGGTCAATTCTTTCTTGTACACACTCTTCTTGATAATGTGACAACAACATATACTGATACTCTAGCAGACAATCTCATCGGTATCTTCCCCGGTACCGGGCAGCTCCTAACACCTCAGAGAGATCCCCCTCTCCCCTTCTTTTGGATGTGTGTTCACCAGGAGAGAATATGGGGATGGGGAGCAGCACCCGTGGGTGCAGAGACGGCCTCTCCCTCTATCGTGTATTACTCTAACCTCAATGAGCCTACCGGCTTTGATCTCTACGTTAACGGGTTCATCGTTGTAGGTGAGAACTCGTTCAATGATATAGCGAACGGCATGAGCAGCGAGGGTTCTGTCCTCATCCTGAACAAAGAGAGAACAGTCTATGCCGTCTATGGTTCTTCCAACGCCGACTTCCAGGCCATAAAAATCTCTGACACAGGATGCCGGAGCGGGCTCTCCGTCTCTACTCTTGATGGAGTTACGGCATGGATAAACAGGCGGGGGATATGGTTTTGTAGTGGTACGACGCCTCAAAATATGAGTGACGGAGCGTACCAAGTATCGAACATTAAGTCCTTTATCCTTAGTCTAGATGACGCCGATCTCGACGCTGCTGTGGGGTTCTGGTATGACCGGATGTACCACATTAGCTTCCCTACATTGAATGTGACATACTTCTTTGACCTTCGAGGCCAAGGATGGTGGAGGTTAGGATGGGCTACGGATCATGTGTATGTGGATGTGGAGGCTACGGAACTACCTTCAAATGGCGTGGCGCTCCAAGTTCTTGGAACGAACCTCCAGCATATCGGGGAGTTCGATCAGTGGTTTACAGGTGGAACAGACCTTGGAGACCCCATCATGGCGTATCTTACGTCTCGTATTTCGGATGGGGGGGACTCATCTTCTGAGAAGCTCTACACGAAAGGGGAGGTGGTCGCACCTCCTCAACCCGGCCTCGCCTACCTCACCTGTATCGCGAATCCTGGTACGTTTCAAATCTTCAATCAGATTGAGTTTAACCTTGCCGATGAGATCCGACACCAGGAGAGCTGGCCTCAAGCTATGCGAGGATCCGAGGTGCAGCTTCAGCTCCGCACCTTCTCTTCGGTACAGATCCAAGTACAGCAGGCGACGATCTATGCGTTTGTTGATCGTAAACTCATCCAAGACATACCGACAGCATAGGAGAGAACATGCCACAAGTTCCAACAAATACCATTGGTGCAACCCGTAACGTAGGTACCTTCTCTTCTGGAGAGGGGTACTTAATGACGAAGGGACTCACAAACGTCGCCAAATCGAATAGTCCTAGCCCGGGGCATCTACCTCCTGTTGTAATCGGTACTGATTCCGCTAATATAGACCTTGTTGCTAATCCTCTTAATCTTCTCTCGTTCCCAAATATTGTAAATCGGCAGACCTTTCTTGTGCCTGCTAACAATTTAAAATCTCAAAATCTTAGGATAATAATACCTATGGGAGGAGTTCTTACTTATACTTTATCAGGAGTAGTAGCTGCTCCTGTTGTTACTATGGAGACAAAGACATTAGGGACCGTAGGGAAGGACCGGATTATTACAAGCGTTTCGGGGGGTACCCTAACCCTGGGTCCTGGTACGTACAAGGCGTTTCGGGCTCAGGTAGACCCCGCCATAACAACCGGAGCAGTCTATGCTCAGTTACAATATCAGGTATAATCTGTTAAGATTGGGTAAGCTAGGAGGAGGCCATGTTTCAGTCGATTGTACCGAACCCGAAGAACGTCATGCAGGCGTACACCCTATCGAAGATCAAGACGGCCTACCCTATCAACGTGCCGAAGCATCAATACCAAGGACACTACGGGCTCCAGGGCAAGTACTATGGTCAATTCGCTAGCAAGATCAACCCGTTTAAGGGCGGAGCTAAGAATGCCTAGTTCAGGATCAGGAGCAGGACGAGCACTCGGGGCCAAACAAGGCCAACTCGAATACTACATGGGAGACACTGGAGATGCCAAACGGAAACGGAAACAGTTCAAGAAAACCAAAGCCAAACGGAAAGAAAAAAGCTAACGGTAATGGACAAGCAAACAAGAGCCTGCTCCAGAAGGGTGAAGATTTTGCTAGTGGAGTAGGTAAAAATATCCAAGGGGCAGGCAAAGCTATAGGGGCAGCCTATGACAGATCCCAAGCAGCTCGGAAGGGTATTTTCAAAGGCATGGGCGGAAACGGATAGTGCAAAATGGGGATGATGCCGCCAGGGGGTCAGGGAGGGCAACAGCAGGGGGGACAGGGAGGCCAGTCCCAACAGCCACAGGGAAAGGGCCAAGCGCAACAGGGGCAGCAGGGTCCAGCTCCTGCAAGTGTGCCACCGGAGGCCCTCATGGCCCTCCTGTCCTTTTTGATGCAGAAGGGCGGAGATACGAAGCCTGGGGAACCTGCACCAAGCGGGGCTACCGACGCATCTCAGGGTAGCCTCACTCAGATCCTCCCCATGCTTATGAAGATGCTCTCTCAGAACCCACAGCAGCAGCAAGGACAGCAGGCACTACAGCAGGGGCAGCAGCAAGCTCAACAGCCTCCTCAGATTCTCCAGATGCTCTCACAGCTTGGCTTGGGGATAAAATAACATGGGAATGTTCAGCAACTTCTTCGGTAGTTTGATGGGAACGAATACTGGAGCAGCAGGTCAACAACAGACCAGTGACCTTGCAAATCAAGGCACGGCTGCTGGACAGATGAACACGGGTATCAATAACCTTACGTCCACTGCTGGTATGCTCAACTCCCCTCTAGCCTCGACTACGAGCATGCTCCAAGGAGGCCTAACGGCGTCTACCCCAGGGTATACCTCGGGTATGGGTACTGCCCTCTCAAGCGGAGGTAACCTCTCCGCTCAGACAGGGGTAAACCAGAATCAAATGGGTCAGAATCTCGTTAACTACGACCAAAACACGAGCGGGACGAACCTCTCACAGGCTAACCCTGCCCTTCAGAGCTTCTATGGCAACGAGATGAGTCAGGGGTTGAATCAACAGACGCAACAGAACGCTTTTAGTCAACTCCAGCAGCAAGAGGGCCTTAACGTTGCTCAACTTAAAAACAGTGCAGCCCCTGGTACAAATCAAAATAATCAGATGCAGCAGATGCAGAACTCGGAGTTACAGCAGAGTACGAACCTCGCCGGTAACCTCGCGGGTCAGAATCAACAAGTTATGCAGCAGGGAGCACAAGGCGTAGCATCGACGGCAGGGGCTCTTGATACTCAGACTATGAGCATGCTTCAGAACGCTCTCTCCTCCGGGCAGGGCATGAACACCTCGCAACTTCAAAACTTAATGTCTGTGCTTGGCCTAGGTACAGGAGCTATCAATCAAGGTCTTACTGCCTCAAGTCAAGGTACAACTGCTCAACAAGGGGCTAACTCGACAGCAGGGAGCTTGTTCAGCGGGTACACAGGACAGCTTGCCGGAGATGCTACAGCAGCCTCGAACACAGCAGCAGCGAATCAGAAGTCTGCGGGAGGCTTAGTAAGTGACGTGGCAGGACTGTTTGGGTTGTGATGCGGTGCGCCTATCACTCTCTTGATGGCTCTACAATCTCATGGGCCAGGAGGCTCTATGACGAAGGAGTAGAGATTCTCCTCTACATACCCTCAAAAGAGTCCAGCAAGATCGGCGATAATATCGTTCCAAAAACACACAACAAAGATAAATGGATGAAGTGGGGGGAGTCAGATCCGAACACCATCCATTTTTTCGATGCTTCTGGTAGTGGAGAGCTTGGCGACGAGTTAAAGAAAGAAGGTAAACATGTTATCGGTTCGGGCACGTTTATGGATAAGCTTGAGACAGATAGAGAGTATGGAGAAGCACTGGCTAAAAAGGTGGGTATTACATGTCCTCCTACAAAGAGTTTTAGTTCACTATCTGCTGTATTAGCATGGCTAGAGACGAACCCAGAGCAAGAAGCGGGAGATGGTGGGTGGGCTTGGAAGAGTGATAAGTACCTAGGCTCAGATGCTACTATCGTGGCGAAGGATATTGAGGAGGTAAAGGAGCACTTAGAACATGTTAAAGAACGCTTTGGAGATAATATTAAGTGCATCTTACAAGAAAAGATTAAAGGCGTCGCGGTATCGACTGCTCGCTGGTTTAACGGCACAAATTTTGTTGGGCCGTTTGAAGGAACACTTGAGAATAAGAAATTTATGAACGACGATAAGGGACCGGCTACAGGCTGCTCCCTTAACACTGTATGGTTTTATGCAGGTCCAGAGATCCCACGAGTGGCACAGGAACTCAAGTGGATGGACCTAGAAGCCGAGTTCGTAGCGAACGACGCTCCTCCTGGCCTATATGATATTAACGCTATCCTTGATGCAGAGCACGCCTGGTTCTTAGAGTGGACTCCGAGGTTAGGCATCGACTCAGAACTCACCTCGCAACGCGGTATCACCTCCCTTTCAGGCTTCCTCGAAGCTCTTGCTACGGGAGGACCTGTCGATCAGTTCTTCCGGGTCGATACCTGCTACCACGCCGTACGGCTCTCCATACCTCCCTATCCTAACGAAATAGACAAGCTTGCAGAGATGGGTGATAAGAACCCGGCGAAAGGTGTACGGGTACGAGGCTACGATGGTACGTGGGAGAAGTTCTTCGTGAACATGGGGTGTGCTTGGGATGAAAAGACCGGCCTTTACTGCGTCTCTCCCTTCGGATACTTAGGGTGTGCTGTTACTGAAGATCCTTCTATTAAAAAAGGCTTCGAGAAGATCTATAAGTTCCTAGAGAAGTTATCCGTGCAAGATCTTCAGTATAGAACAGACGCGGCAGAGATAGTCTTGAAAGATGTTTCAAAAATGCTAAAATTGGGATGGGATACAACTCCCACTATGAGGAGGTAGAGAGATGCCAGGATACTCAGTAGGTCCGGGAGCTACAAGTGGAGGCAGCGGGGGTCTCTTAGGGATGTTCAGTGGGATAAGTGACGCTGAGGATGCCAAGGCCCAAAAGAAAGAGTTGAAGCTTGAGAATCAACAGAAAGCAACGGCTGCTGCCGATACTCATGCCTTAGATCAGTCTACTATTCAACATAACACCCTTGAAAATGTTACTGCAAATGCTACAGCGGCAAGGCTTGCTAAACAAGATTCTGTAACCGATGCTACAACACGCTTTAACAATGTCACGACTCAGGCCATTAAGTTCCCTGAGTTAACTAAAGATCCTGTAATGATGAATCAGTATCTCGTTGATGCTAATACTTTAGGCAAACCCGTTGTTAAAAATGCGGACGGGTCCGTTAATTGGGATGCCATGAACCCCAAGCAGTTCTCTGATCTCTCAGTAGACGAAAAAGCAAAATATCAGGCCATGAACCCCGATGATAGAAACCTTGCTATGAAGGGCATAGGTGGGATACCTCCTCGGTTTCTCAAGGTTGGAGCTACTTATACTCCAGAACAACAGGCTAAACTTACTACAGCAGGAGCTGCCACAACCCGTGCTGCTACTGACCAAAGACACAAAGACAATATAGATCGTATGAACAACACGAAACTTGGGTTTCAAGACAGACTAACAGCAGCAAAAACCGCCTACACTGAAGCCGGTACAAGTACAGAGAGAGACTTGGCGCTAGCAAAAATCAATGAACTTCATGCACAAGCAGCAAAGGCGAATGCTGAAGCTGCTGCTGTAGGTCCAAGGCTGCAAATACAAATGGAAGGGTTGGGTCTTAGAGCTGGAAACCTTAAAGTAGCTCAAGACAGGCTTAAACACGACCAGAGTAAGGATGCCTTTACTCAACTCCATAGCGCCACTACGGCACTTGATGAATACGCTACAAGGGCTCAGTCTGAGTTAACGGCGGCGAACACGGCTCTTACTGCTTATAAGGCAGTAAAAGGAGATACTATTGCCCCAGACGACGCTATGGGACAATCCCTAATGAAAAATGCCGCAAGACTTAATGACGTACTCTTTACTGCGAGACAACAAGCTGACTCAGCACGCAGTGCCTTTGTGAACTATACACACCAAGGAAGAGCCATGACCGCTCAAGGCGGGGGTAGGCAGAG